CGCCCCAGCAGGCTCATGCTGCCGCCACTCCCGCCGCGATTGCGTCCGCCCCGCTGCTACCGGCGAACAGAGCCGCTTCAGCAGCCCGGCGCCGGGTAAGACCACGCATTGGCACGCCGGCGGCCTTATTCCAACATGCGAACTGGGCCGCGGCGCCAGTCATGTCGCCGGCATTGACCAGGCGCAGCAGGGTTGACGACAGGAAGTTGCCCGCGCCCAGGTTGTAGACGAAATCCACCAAGGCGTCGAACTGGCCCTGCGTAATTTGCGCGGTGACCGCCATAGAGACTGACGCCTCCCGAGATGCAAGGTCGATGATCAGTTGCGCGTCGGCTTGGTCCTGGGTCCATACGAGGCCGTAATCGACTTCTGGGCCGGTATGACCCCAGCCAATCGTCCATGGCGCACCTCCAGTGGAAGGGTCTGGGTATGCCGTCAGCGAGCAGCTCTCGAAATATTTCAGTACTGCGATGCCGTTTTGTGAAGTTTTCAAGTCCGGCTCCTCACGCTTGTTCTGGATTCAAAGCTGATGGCTTGAGCGCCGGCGTTCGGGAGGATCTGCAGCAACTGCTGTTGGGTAATTGGCATCATTTTCTCCGAATAGAATTAAATATTCTAAGCAGCGACTATCCTATGTAATCTAGAGATTGGGTAGTTGCTACTGCACTGATAATACTGCCAACGTTTGTCGCAGTGCTACGAATATTTATTTGAAACCATTCCCCAGGATTACCATCGGCAACGTAGCTAATAGACATGGCGGGGCCGTCTGGATTGGCCGGAAGAAAATAGCTTTGCCTAGACACTGCAATACTGCTTGAGTTTTGTATCTGAAGGTCGAGTACTCCGCCGTTAAATGAACCGGTCATGACTACGTCACAAGTAATAAGCATCTTGGACGCCCCCATTGGGAGTGCTAGGCGATTGCTGTTTGTAGAGGACCAACCACCTTGGGAATCGTAGTTAAGTGTATCAAACTTGATTATGTTGTTACCAGTGGATAACGGCTGACTAGCCGATCTGGTTACTTTTGTCGCCCTAAGATTCTGAGAATAAATCCTCATACTCAGAGGGATTCTAGCAGTGTAAATAGAACCATCCGGATTAAGGGAATCATTCGCCATGAAATTGAATCGGAATTGTGAGTAGGATGGCTGTCCGGAACTTGCTGCGTAGTTTGCGAAGTAGGCGTCTATATTGCCAATCTGGCCGCCGGCGTCGATTACATACGGAACTTCAAGCGGCCCTGCACAGTTCACAATGCTGATACGCTGCGGGATTTGACCTTGCAATGACACAATAGCAGAGTCGTTCGCAGAAGCGGGCCCAGCAAAGCACTCACAATCAACAATAGATACTGTATTCCCACGGAAAGGGTAGGTTGTGACAGGTGGTGCAAACCAATACACAACTGGCATACCCGCAGACTCGCCGCCAAAGCGTGAATTCCGTGCAAAGAAAGAGCCTTTGAACACGTCAGCCCACCTGACGTTTGCCAATCTATCAATACCTTGCGTCCCCATATCTGGAACGCCGAACATATTATTCAAATAAATATTAGGGTGTCCGTCAGTGGCAAGAGATCCGTTAACAAAAACGGGCGTGCTTGAAGAAAAGTTGTCTTTTGATATAAACGCCCAACAATCATCAAAAACTGCTGAGTCGCAGTAGTTGAGCAATATCTGATGCGGCTTGTAGAATGCGCAATTCTTGACAGTCAAGTTTGCCGATAAATGCGATGTCGCGCCACCTGTCGGAAAAGTCTTAATAGAAAATTCAGAGCATAGGCTAAAAGTACAGTTTTCGATATTCCATCTAGTTGTGTCTATATTGTTATTCTGAAGTCTTACTTGACTATTACCACCAACAAAATTTATGCCTTTGATGTCCCACTGATACGCCTCATTGATTCCGCTAAGAATTTCTTTATTAATGTCCCATTGAATAAAGAATGCGTTGTCACCAGTAAGTTTAAAATACGATCCCGGCATAATTTCGTCAGTAAGCTTGTATACACCTTTGGAGGCAGAAAGATTAATGGCTTGGCTTACATAGCCTCCAGTATTTGTTCCGACAGCTGTCTGATAACCGCCTGGAGCACTTGACCACGCCGCTGCGTTTTTGATTGCCAAGGTGTCGTCAGTTATACCGTCCCCTTTTGCACCAAACTGACGGATATTTCCAGCAAAAGGCGTTACAAACTTCCATCTGCCCCCATCGTTAGCGACGATTATAGAACCACCATCACTTGAACTGCTGGTGTCCGTAACATCTAGGTAATAATCAGCTGAGCCATTATCTCCTGGAAGATAGTATCCTAGAGTTTTTGCACTGTTGTATACTGTCTTGTCAAGTGTGCATAGAGAAGCAATGTTTGGGACTACAGTATACATATACCACCCTATGATAAAATAATAGAGCTGCAAGTCATGCAGCTCAAGTTTTATAACGCCGGTACGTCCGGCCAGGCAGGCGAGTCAACTGTGATATCAACCAGTTGGAGCGATCGGTAGTACGCCTGCCATGCCTTGGCCGTTGCCGTTTCGGCGTCCGTAGCATTCCCCAGTTGCTGCGATACCAAAATTGGCACCATTGCCTGAGAGGCAGCGGCAATCAACGCGTCCTTCTGGTCCTGTTTGGCTTTCAATATTGCCGCTGGCTGAAGTTCGGGGTGCAAATATACTTGATATCGGGGGTCATCATCTTGCATTTCAATAACGCCAGGCCAATAGTCAGGATCAGGTGGCGACAAGAAAACTGCCGTTATCCGTGGGGGTGCCTCATCGGAAAGCTGAACAAAAATTGTCGTAGTTTCGGTGGTCATATCGAATATCCAACAATCGAAGCGGTAAATGTAGGTGATCCTGCGGTGTTCGAAGTAGAAACATATAATGTTTGTGGTGTTGCTATGTCAATAGAATAATTTCCATTTAGCGCGCCGCCAGCCGACACTGTTCCTGAAACGTTCTGCGATCCAATTGAAGTTGTTGTCGAGTTAATCGTAATGCCACAGTTAGACACCGCTGTAGAAGAGTTGGTCATACCTCCAGAGGCCCTAACGGCATTTAACGGGACGGCAGAAGATAGCGGGACAGGCGACAAAACTAACCCGCCACTTACTCCAGAAAATACTTGAACTGGAACTATACCAATGCTTCGATCATTTTGATAAATTACCTTGAACTGGCCGGAGCCATTAGTGGGCAGCACACTAACCAGTCCAGATGCAGTATAACCGGAAGGCATATTTGCCCCAGTATATACACTGGTAGCCGCCGTTGATGTGGCATTTGTAGCAAGAAGCACAGCAGATAAGGTAGTGGGGTTATAGATTACATACAGCGCGACATAGCCATTAGCCGGCGCTGATCCGACATCCATGCCACCAGGCCCCGTTGTAGCCAGCCCGATAGTATTACTGAAACTTGATATACAATATCGCAGGCCGCCGAGTCCAGTCTCTACAATCACCTCATCCGCGCTCATGCTGGCAGTTGCCGAAGCAGTGCTGACGCTAATGCGTAGGTTCCTCACCTGACCAGCAATTCCAGATACCTGGCCGAATTGAAGCGCCTGCTGACTGCGCATGGCGGCTGCTATCTGTTCGGCGGCTCCGGTGCAGAACAGCAGAATGTATGAACCAGATCCGACCGAGCTGTTCCATTGAATCCAGGCATCCCCGTTGGCGATAAGCTCGCCACCCTGGAGTGCTGCGTGTGCGGCGCCGGCAAGTTGAACTACGCCGAGACCGTCATTAATCGTACTCGCACCATTGTTTGCGGTCTTGACCTTAAAGCGCAATACCTGGCCTTCAGCCCGCGTGGTGATCGCAGGAGTGAAAGCGCAGACATAGGTGTTGACCGTGCCAGTGTCAGTGGCGAATGCCAGGGTGCCAGCCTGGAATTGTCCAGCATTGATGGCTTGCCGGCTTTGCGTTGCCGGCGCAACCGGAAACGCACCGCCAGATGACGCAATGATTACCCAGCAACCACCGCCCACTGTGCTGTTGTATTGCAACGAGACTTCGCTGCCAGCAATAATTTCACCGCCTTGCAACGCGGCATATCCACCACCAAGAATTTGGAGGCCCGCCAGCCCGTTCGGACTGAAAACACTAGCCCCAGTATTTGCAGTAGCAGCTTTAAATTTAAGGGTCAAGCCATCTTTTAATGCAGTGATCGCAGGAGTGAAAGCGCAGACATAGGTGTTGGCAGTGCCAGTATCCGCGGCGTATGCAAGGGCCTCCGTTTGGATCTGACCAGCATTGACGGCGTGCAGGCTCTGGGTTGCCGGCGCCATTTGCTCAGGTGCCCCGGTGCAGAATAGTAGGACGTAGGAACCCCCGCCAATGGAAGAATTCCATTGAACCCAGGCGTCTCCAGTAGCGAACAGTTCTCCGCCCTGGAGCGGCAAGTTGGAGCCCCCCACCAACGCAACAACCCCCAGACCGTCATTGATAGTGCTCGCGCCAGTATTGGTGACATTGACCTTGAAACGCAGCGGAGCTGCCTCGCTGCGAGATACCAGCGCAGGCGTGAAGGCGCAGACATAAGCATTTGCAGTCCCGCTATCAACCGCATAGCTCAGCGCACCCGATTGCACATTCAATTTAGTGGCATACGCCGACAAATCCGGCACATTTGCTTGATACCAGGACTGAGCCGATTCTGACCAGACCGCCATAAAAGGTATTCCTGCCTGAATATCGCCAGCAGCAAACTGAGAGCCGTTCCCCTTCAAAAGCGGCGCATTAGTCGGAAATGCCAACAAGCCAACGCTTGCCGAGATTGTCACGCTTCCGGTGTTGGTGGCGGCCGGCGTTATCAGGACTGGCGCATGGAAATTCGCAGTCGCGGCTGAGACCGAGTTTTCCCCCAGCGTAGACGGAAGAGAAATCACCAGGCCGTTTGCAGTACCGGTCGCAGCACTGCTCAAATAGAAGCCACGCTGAATCTCTTCTATCTGGACGAGGCGGTTCTCTGAGCCGCGCGTGGCGAAGTTTGCAACGATGCTATTCAGCGCCCACCCTTTCGCCGTCGTTCCTTCCATGCCACGGATGACCGTCAAGTTGTCGCCCGATACGCTGATCAGGTGACAGATCTCAAAGGTAGTTTCCTGCTGATCGGCGATGGTGATCTTGGAATAGATTGGGACGCTCCCCGATATCCCGGATGGGATGATCGGGTCATAAGTCAGAGTGGCCGCAAAGATTGAGCCAGTCCCAGGAAATACCGGAATAACAGTCTGGCTGGCGGTGATGTTTGCCGCCAGGGCGCCTTGAACATTGTTGCCAAATCCTAGAATCACTGGATTCTCCCGCTTGCTGAATGACCCAATCCTACCATGCCCTAGGGATAGGTCACAGGATAGAAGGTTGTGGTTTTAGTGACCAAAAATGAATACATGAAGGGCAGATTAACAAGTCCCTGCTGAATGCAGGCGATCAAAAAGTCTGCAACGCCATCCCCGTAATCAGGAATGACTAAGGTAATGACGCCGTTATTGACAGAAACGGAAATATCAAATGTGCATTGTAAATTAGGATCGACCCCATTAACCCCGTGAATGAAGCGAGCCACCCTACGTTTAATCCATGGAATCGAAAATTGAAACCCGTCGCCTTTATAGAAGTTCCAAGTCAACAACCGCTTAAATATGTCGTCAGACATTCCAAACTGCGAAGTAGATATATTTTTAATTTTTGCATATGGAATCGTATTATATTCAACTGTGTTATACGGACCCGTTTTGCTCTGTGCCGACTCTCGATCAACGGAGGGGCGTATCTGCCCATAAACACCAAGAGCTACCCAATCCAAAAGCGCGCCAGTTATCGTTGGCGAGGTCCAGCAAGGCAACTCAATATCATTAAATGAATCAAGATATGTCTGCGCCATATTGTTATACGCATCAAAAAACGCCGTGACATTTATATCGTCATTGTATTGCACGAAGGGATAGGCCGGAATAATATCGGTCACGTTAGACATATTGCTGCACCGTTACATGGGTGGCGTCAGTTGTGAAATAGCTGTATTCCCCGCCAAACACCAGACCGGTATTCGTGTTTGGCGGCACGATCACGCCATTGATGCCCACTTCAATGGTGATCAGCGAAATTAACTCTGGCTGAATGATCGAGGCCAGAGAGCTTACAAAGATCTGCTCTAGCGTGTATGTATTGATCGGCTGACCCACATACACGCTGTTCACGTAGTTCACTATGTTGGTGATGGACGCATTATCCACTGCGGCAGGATCAATGTAGTTGGAAGCCGAGGTGTTCCAGGTCAAAATAATATTGACCATTTCAGAATCCGGCGTGATGTACCCTACTGAATACGTGTCCGGATAATCAGAAATAGACACAGTAACCGATGCTGGCGTGTTTCCGTACTGATCAACGACGGCTGTAGTAAGTTTAGAAATGTCCGGTACACTTTCATAAATGGCTTGAGCTACGCTGTAGGGATCTCCGCCACCGACAATTGCGACCCACTGGGTAGTAGAAACTTGTCGATAAGAGACCAGACGATTCTGAACGCCGGAGATCTTCTGGGTAGCAGTTTTGAAGGCGTCTGGGGATCCCTGCACGGTAAACATTCCGGCCTGAACTACCTGTGCCCGGTAATCGGTGACTGACTGCCCAGCAAGGCCGGCAAGCCCGTTGATTGGGTTGATGCAGGTCAGTGTGATCGTACTTGGAACAGAGGTCACCATCATCGTCACGGTCCCGGCCGGAACGGCCCATGAACCGGAGTTGATCGCCAGGCAATAGACCGGCGCAGTAACTCCGCCCGTTGGGATGGTTATTAGGTTCTGCACCGCGTATTGGTTATTGCCATCAGATACCAAAAAGCCCTTGGGGATGACAAAACCGACCGGGCCGGTAAACACCACATACACCGACGTGTTGGAGCCAACTCCCTGAGGCACCCCATAAATTGCTCCGAGCGACTGCGTGAGTTTGACATTGGCCGCATAGGGAGAAACTGAATTAACCAGATCAACGAATGCTTGGTCAATTAGTGTAAGAGCGCCAGTAGCAGTACTTGCAAGATCAGTGATCAATGCGGCCGGTAGGCTTGCGGTATAGCCTGGTACTTCAGCGGCAACCAGCGCAATCAGATTCGCGAGCAGCACTTGCGGGGGTGTTGGTTGCGGTCCGGCAGCCGTCACTGAAATGGGTAAGGTCATCGTTTTTCGCCCTGTAGTGGTAGCTTAGATCAAACCGCGATCTGCTGGAAAATTGACTGGCCGCGCAGTGTGATGATGTTGATAGCATATGTCGGCACACTGGTATTGGGTACGCGTTGAATAGATAGACTGGCAAAATACGTAGAAAACTGCTGCTGGATCATGCTCACCGAATAGTCTGGAGCGATCTGACTGACAATGCTCTGGCGCGCGGCGATCCCATACTGAGAATAAAATGGGGATTCACCCTGCTCCAATTTCAGGGTTTGGATCAGCGTGGTAATCCAGACCAGCGTATCATCGCCATCTGCCGTGGTGTCGACCTCAGTCCAGACACCGCCCACGCGCCCCCATGTTCTCATTGAGGCTTACCTGTATTTACGCCAATCCCAAGAACTGGGTGCGTATGGTTCACCAGGCTTATCGACCCAGAAATTACATCAAGGGTCACATTGACGGGGCCAATAAGGCTTATTCCAGTTCCTGGGCCAGAGCTTTCCTGGGTGATAGGGCCGTCGAAATATAGCGCGCCCTTGAGGCGTACGTTTTCAGATGAGACGGCGACCTGAGTCTCAGTGACTTTTACCGACGAAGCACCATCAGTAGTCATCATCGTCGCGCCATGGATTCCGTACATCGTCAGAATGTTCGGGTCGACGGCAAACCAGTTGACATTCGCCATTGGCATGAAAAATAGCGCGGTTAGGGAGGGCGGCGCAGTCATGTCGGCCAGTCCCGTGCCGAGCCCGGTGACCCCGCGTAATGATACCGAGGCCGGCACTGTAACGCCCTTGTCGCCCTCCTGGATCGGCAGGCGAACGTACTCGGAGCCAAACACTGGGATGGTGATCTGCGGAAAGCTGATACGTCCCGGCAGCATGTCAAACTGGATGGTCACGATCGATCCGCTGATAGCCACCACATGACAGGGCAGAGATTTCCCGGACAGCTCATCAAACCCCTGCATCTGAGCCTGATTCAGCATCCCCAGAGATTGCTGCAATGATAGCTTGAGGGCATCACTCATTAAATTTACTCCGTAATGGCCTCAACAATAGTAACCCAGGAATCAGGTGATGTATCGCGGAAGGCACCGACATGGCGAATCGACGAGATCACGAAATTACCGCTGAATGTGGTGATGCCCTGCGCTGCTAACTGGGCAGCCCCGGCATTATTGGTCAGCACAGCCCCCACGGCGCCATATGGGCCTTTCGCCGATGCCTGGGTGGGCGCCTGTAGTGTCAGCGTATCGCCGACGTTCAGATCAGCACGCATTGGCACCTTGATCGACAGCGTATTCAGGCCAACCCAGGTAGGCTGCCCGATCAGCTCAGTCAGAGTCACCACGCTGGCGCCGATACCGGCGCTGAAATCGGTCATCACCACAAAATCTTTCTGGGCGTAGATCTTGATTCCGCCATAGCCGTTCTTGTTGGCGATGCTGCGCGATAGGCTATTGATGGCGTTCGAATAAGCGGCCAGACTTTGATAGGGGACTGCACTGACGGTCTCAGGCAGAATCAAACCCTGCATTACCTTGGTGTTGATTTTGGCGCCTGGGAAAGCTCCCAGCAAGCCGCGCAAGGCTACGGTTTCGAGATCTTCTCCCTGCTGGCCTGCCAGGATGAAAAAGAAAGGGTCATTGCTGGCGATCACTGGGGTGTAATTGATCAGCCCTAGATTTAGCGACTGATTTATCCCCTGCCAATTGGCAAAAGGCACGAAGACCTGGCCGCGCAGGATCATGCCGTAATGAATGGCCTGGGCTCGGGCAAGGGGAAGCCCCGTCTTATCGAATCCAGCATAAACCGTCACAATCGCATTGTAGAGATTCACGCTTTGCACCAGGACCGATAGTGGAAGCCCACGAATTGTTACCGTGCAGGTATCCGCCGTCATCAACCCGGCGCCCATGCTTTGAACATCGAACTGGATGTCCAGTGCGCCAGAGCGCCCTACAGAATCGAAGGGGCCAATCGGATTTCCCTTTGAGTCGCTGATTGGGTTTCCGTTGAGATCGGTGATTTCGACTCGATATCGCCGGTCCATTAGGTGGCCTCGAAATTATTTGTGCTCAGCCGATAGATCAGGCTTCCAAATCCAATAGAAAGGTTTATGTCGAACCCCACCGGAGAAGCCACCATCGGAGTAAAAAACGCTACGTTATTCTGCGTATCAGTGCCTTGCACGTAATAGCGATTGGCATAATTGTTGTAGAGCACTTTGACGAAATAGTTATTTCCGGCCAGGCTGGCCTGGAACTCGAACGGTGTAGTCCCGTTTGGGGCAAATGGCGTAATTTGCATGGCTCAACCCCTAGAGAATATCATCAACAAAGCCTACAGCCTTATCGGAAATACCCGACCAACTCGGGAGCGACGGCATGGCATTATTGAACTTGCTCATCATATTACCCATGACCTGCTCAAGCTGGCTTGCCTGCAGAAGCGGCTGCAAAAACTCCAGCTGCCAGGTGTGTTGAACCTGCTTGTTAGAATCAGAAAATCCAGACATGTCGATCATCGACGACATTAGGCAGCCGGTATAGATGTACGCCGGGGTTAAAATCGTATAACTGCCCCCATTCGCATTATGATAATCCAGGGCCATTTTGAGCGCCGTGAATGTCAGGATCTTCAGAGGATACTGTGCATTGACCGTATTGGCCGGGCGCAGCATCTGCATACTGATTCGATTGGGCCGACTCACCACAGCGTTGGCGGCTGTAGCCATATCGAAAAACGGGTACTCGGCAATGTCCTGGGCGATCAGGCTGCTACCAGCCATCACGTTGAAGTGCGTGGTGAATCCAACACCAAGCGCGCCAGAACTCAATAGGCCCGACACAAGAGAGAGACCTTCGGTAAATACCGCGATAGGCAGAATCCCACCCGGCACCTTTTCGGCGATACCGCCCACCAGCAGGATCGGCGATATCTCATAGGCCAGCTTGAAAGCGTCCTGAGCGATGCTATCGAATATGCTCATGCGCTACCCCGGACTGTCAGATTCTGATACTGGAACAACGCCGCCTGGCCGCGCACGCTAGAAATGCTGGCCTGGGTATCCGATCCAGGCGCCTGTTTGGTAGTCAGCTCGATCTTCACTCGCTGGCCCTCATTGCCCTTGCGGTTCAGCATGTCATCGGCCGCGCGCAGGCGGTTGGTCAGCCCCGGGTGCTGCTGCTCAAGCTCTGGGTTGCCGTCTTTGATCAGTTTCAACAGATATCCAACTGTCTCCTTTTTCAGATAGAGGTTGTTGTCATCGCGGGGCTTTTTGAGATCCCCACCTTCACGAAACACGTAGTTTCCGCCGTTGTACTGCGCCAGGGCCTTGGCGATATCACCCTTATTTTCAGTAATATTTCGGCTCAGCACATTGGTCCCGGCATCGATGTTTTTCGCAGGATCAAAAAAGTCAGAAAAATCATTCGCCGAGGAAAGCCCGACAAGGCTCCCGGTGGCCCTGGTCAACTGCATCACGCCCATGGCATTGGCTGGCGACGTAAGGCTGGAAACTCCTCCGCTCTCCTCTTTCGCAATGGATTTTATGAGATTTTCACTGACTGCATATTTGGCAGCGGCCGCCTTAAAAATCTGATCCTTCTTTTGGATAGCTACCAAGCGATTTGGATCATCATAAAGTCCGCCGATCCAGTCTTTTGGTGACCAGTCAGGATCGGATTTTGGCGGATATTTTGGCCCTTGTTGTCCTTGTTGTCCTTGTTGTCCTTGCAGACCTTGGACCCCTTGCATTCCTTGCAGACCTTGTTGCCCTCCCTCGGCATCATTCCCCGGTACCGCATCGCCGACCGGGATAATGCCCAGCATTTTCAATGCCGATACGACGCCCTTCGATAGTGCTGAGATTCCGGATGCCAAGCTGCTCATGTCGCTCAGGAATTCAGGGCTCGCAAGATATCGAGAGAACCGGTCCAGGCCATCGCCAATGGCCGCGAATAGGGCTTTCCCATTGCCATCCATGAAGCGCATCAGGTTGTTGGTGAAAGCGTCAGAGAAGCGCGTCAGGGACGGGTTGATGGCCTTTAGCACTTCGACGAAATGCGATCCCAGTTTGTCGATGTTGCCCTGAAGATGGATCAGGGTTTCTTGGTACGATTTTTGCGTTGAGTCAGAAAGGTTGGTGCCTTTCGACTGAGAAAGCAGCTCTTTTTGTGCTTTTGAGAACTCTGGATCATCCATCGCCCGGAGCTGGTTATAGGATTCGGCCCCAAGACCAAGCCGGCCATATAGCACGTTGAAGCGAGACCGCGCCGCCGGCCCCTGATTGCTCCGGGCGAAATCATGGGCGCTCTGTAGCGCTGACTGGTAATTCCCCTGGACATCACCTTCCGGATTCAACCGTAGCACGCGCAGAGCCGCATAGGCCGGATCGTCAGGTCGCCCTTGAGCTCCGGAGATAGAGTTGAGCAGGCCTTCGGAATCCGTGAGCTTGTTGCCCCAAACGTTATGCACCGCCGTGGCGAAGCCGGTGCTTATGTTGAGGCCTCGGGAGGCGGTGAATCCAGATGAGACGTGCTGCGCCAGTTTGTCATAGCCGAATAGCGATCCAGCGGCCAAGGCAGAAATACCAAGGCTCCACTTTACCGCCGTGCTGAAAACTCGACTGAGCGCATGCAGGGTAGACGTGAGAGCCTTTCCAAGCGCCTTGAATGACTGCCCTACCGCGGCAAGAGTGCCATCAAGAATCGTCAGCGCTGTGCCTTTTTTTGGCTCTCCTTTCTTCTCGTCTCCAGGCTTTGGCGCTGCTGGTGGATTGAACTTCCCATCAGGTACAGCCGGCGCTGGTGGCGCTCCTCCTGGTATGGCTGGAGCAGCGGGCTGAGGCGCAACGGATGGCCCCTGGGGAATTGGGAAATAAGAACCAGCCTGAAATGCCGCTGCTGCGGTATATAGCCGCAACAGCATATTACCTTTGTCAACGTCCATGTCGATGTCAACGGGCATGCTCAGTACCGGGAGCTGATTTTCACTCATGACGCCGTTTCCCCTTCAATCGCTCTCGATACTCGTACTTGCTTTTTATGTCCAGATCAAGGGCATCCATTACCTCGGCGAAGTATTTCCCAGAGGCATCATTCAGGATGGAATTGACAATGCTTCCTGACCATTCGGGACTACTTCCTGGGCCGACTCCGCAGCGATCAGATCGATAGTTTCGGCCTTCTGCAACGTCTTCAAGGAATTCATGTAGTCCGTATAGCTCAAGGATGTAGCCAGCGACCCCCAGACCGCCGCCGTCCCCTGAACGATCTCGCTCATCTGATTGCGCTTGGTCATGCCACACACGCAGATAAAAAAAACGAGCTCGTCCATGACCTCGCTCAAATCGACAACCCCCCGACTTACCGCTTCCGCCATTGGCAGCGATTGCCAGCCACCGTTCTCGGCGGCATAGATAGCGGTCGAGCCGTTGATGATATGCGTCACCAAAGTGTTTTGTACGCCGTCCTTGCCATCCCACTCGCCGGCATCCTTTGCCAGTTTTTCGAGAAGAAGGTAAGCGGTTCGCGAGCTTGCCAGAAGACCGAGCCCTGACGAGAAGAACTCTCCATAGAGACGGCCCAGGATCAGGAAGTGCTGACGGAAAATGTCCTTGCTCAGCGGAGTCGAATGGATATAGACCGGTGCGCCGTCATCGCTTTCGGTTAGCACTACCAGGTTCAGCGCGTGGTTGATCTTCATCAGAGGTTCCACATGTCGGAGTTGATGTCGTAGACGCCGGTCAGGGTCAGATTGAAATCGGCGTTGGAGCCATTCAGGCTCACGGGCTCGATCGCAGTGATCTGGACATCACGCAGAGTGAAGTCGCCAAGTACGGAAGTATCCGTGTACAGCTTCGCGGCGCTGACGTAGGTACTGGCCTCGATCTGCGTCCGGAACAGGCTTGCCAGGGCCTGGCAGCGCACCAGATGCACAGTGATCGTCGCCATGGCATAAGGCTGTGGCGAAGTGGCCACGCCAGTCATGGTGGGAATCGGCTCGCCCAGGGCGCTGAAAGAGATCGACATCCCTTCCTTACCCAGATATGAGGCGCTGACTCGCAGCGACGGGAAGCTCGGGAAATCAATGGACGCCCTGACACGGTTGATAACGCCCTGGGGAATCAGTGGATTTGGCATTTGGAAACCCTTTTAAGTAGAGGTGATCAGAGCGTGGTGGTCGTGGTCAGCAGCGACTGCCCGCTGAAATCGACGGTCAGATTGAACACGATGTTTTTGAAGCCACGGTTCGGGACCATGGTGACCGCCAGGCCAGAATACAGCCCGACGCCATAGTCGTTCGGGTGCGCATTGATGTAGGTCAGGAATGGCACCGCAGTCACTTGAGGCGAGCCATTGGTCAGGCCGAACGAGGTCGAGGAATTCATCACGTTCTGCGCGACGTTCTCGACGGTATTGATGCCGGCCTGGTTGTAGTAAAGCGGGTTCTGCGCGTTGTTCGAGCCATTGATGACCGCGTTCGCAATAGCCTGGGCGGCGTTGATCTGCACCCAGTCAACCGCATACCACTGCATCATGTCCTTGCCGTCAGAGGTCACGCCGCCGAACACGATCGTGTTACTGATGCCGCCCTCGGCACCCGTGCCGATGTAGTTGACGAATGCAGCGCCGAGTGACTGCCTGGCCGGATTGGTGACATTCAATACGCTCAGAGCATAGACAAAGCGGAATGCGAACGGAGCCAGCTTGTTGGTTTCAGAAGGCGCCGAGTTGAGGACGTTGTACATCAACGCTGCACTTGGGGATTCCGTGGATTCCGTCTGAGTGGCCGAGCAAATGACCGCCTTGCTGGCGTATGGCGACACATACGGCGTTCCGGTAACCGGCAGCGTTGTGGTGTCGATGAAAAAGTAGGTCATGGCGGTGGGTGCCGCATAGAGACCGGTCAGCGTCACAAAGCTGGAAATCCCATCCCATGCCTGTGGGCACAGGTAGGTATAAAACCGTTTCGTCGGGTTGGCGATGTAGGTTGCCAAGTCCGCGATGCCAGAAGTACTGCTACTTTCGGTGCCCAGCTCCAGGATGTAGACAGACTGGGTATTGCCCTGGGCAAAAAAGTCCGTCACAGCGTTCTGAACATGCAACTCCGGAGTGCCCGACAGGAGCGCCGTGTAATCGGATGCCTGGGTAAGCAAAGCGTTGTGCCCGGCGGTGAGCGTGGTAGAGCCCTGGGACACGATGCAGCCAGTGCTTTGCAAGCCGTTCGGCGTAGCCGCGACGATTTCAGAGACGTTGACGCTGACGATTGTATAGTTGTTCACGATTGGACCTCGACGGTGAAGAGAACTTGGTTGATCAGTTGCAGAGCAATGTCGTTCGCGGTCTGCTGATAATAGTTAACCTCGAAGTCGATCGTTTTTTTCATGGCCAGGGCATTGATTTCGCTCTGGAGCATTTTGACATCTTTTACCACGGGGATGTTTGTCACCCCAAAGTTTTCATAAGTGAGCGCGGCATTCACGATGTAATCGCGGTATTTCAGCGCAACATGGTTGTTCAGTCCGATCAGTGTGGCGCGCACTGTGTCGCGCACAAATTGCCAGCGATTGTCGGGATCAATCGAGGGCGCCGACTGAATAGCAATAGTTTCCCGAACATCGATCACTGCATAGGGCGGCGCGATGTTGCTCGGAACCAAGAAGGCCGGATACACCGGGCAATATTGCGAAAGCTGCATGAGCAAGGGCAGGGAGTTTGAAATCACGAGCTCATTGAGATTCAGCTCGTCTGAACTGTTGATCATCTGCCCGCGTACAATCGGCGAGATCGAATCACCGCGGTAATGGTAGAGCCCGGCACTCACGAACTTGTCCAGCATCGAGGCGAACGAGAAGGGAGACCCTTCAATCGTGCATACCCACATTTGGCTGGAGTCGAGCAGGTTGAAATCGTCCACCCGAGTATCCGTGGTGAAGATCAGGTGGTTCAGGGACTGGGTTTGATCCTCATCCTGCTGATTGCTCACGCTGCGGTGCACGGCGCCCTTGATCACCAGGGACGTGACTGGTGGTGGCGTGACGAGCAGATCGGCCCTGATCCAGAACACAAATCCATCGAGTGGCAGGATACTGCGCTGGTAGAGGGTGAACGTGAGCGATTCATCATTAGAAAGAACCGACACGCCATCTGTCAGCACCGTTTTCATCGGCGTGCTTTCAGCGGCGGCGGCGGCGGTCACGTTAGTCATTGAATTCTATCCAGGCCTGGAAGCTTGTTTCATAAAGACCGCCATCGACGAAGGACGGACGGCCCGGATCGCTGCGAGTCTTGAACCGCGAGTTGACCCCCTCGATGGCAGCCAGGGTCGGTGTTCCAGGGATACCCAGGGTTTCCACCTCATGGGTGGTTAGGAACAACTGGAAGCGCGAAACTGTATTGCTCAACAGCACCTCATCAGGCATCGGAGCATCAAATTGAATGACATCTGCGAGTTGATTTGTCAGGGTCTTGATGACTTCTCGCTGGACATCGGCTCGATGGACTTTGTAGAAGGTCTCCATGATCCCATAGTGATCCTCCAAGTCTTTCGCGACCTCGAATGTGGTTTTCCCCGGATCTTCTCCGTAGTCGTAAACCATGTCGATGACGCCGAACTGGACAATCATGATATGCCCCAGTACGTCCCCATTTCTTGCAGGAACGCCAGGGCGGTTCGGCCGTATGGGGTCTGAAGCAACTGCAGGTCCGCCAGGTTCAGGTTCTGCATGGCATTGCCGACAGCTGTAGAGGCCGAAGAAGCATTGTCCGAGGAGCTAGTGATTACGCCCGAGCGCCACGCACCAGTCATCTTGAAAGCATTCCGAAGATCATCAAAGAACGATGACCCAGCTACATCAACAGCAGACTGGATGAGGTAGGCTCCGCCAAGGTTGAGCAGTGCGTCCGTATAGCTGTACATGATCTCAGCACAGGCCAGATATGCAGGCATGAACTCTCCGGCCTTGCCGAACGAGACGGCCAGCGAGGTCGAATCATCCGGCAGTACAGCGGTGGAAATGCCCATGTCGTTGCGCACGAAGCTCACGAAGTCAGCAAAACTTGGCGGGAACATAGCGACCCCTTAGCGTTCGATGACCATCTTTTTCAGGCCATTCTGCGAGTTGTCGTTAGGGTCGACTGACTCGCTCTGGATCTCCAGGGAGGTCTGAGAGCGGGAGCTTTTCCCATCCTTCTCGCCACGACCTTGAGCCAAAGCAGCATCGACCGCCGCAGCGCCGGTAGCCAGGATGTCTTCGGACTTCTTGATTTGGACGTCCTTCAGGTCGCCGTTCTTGTCCTGCATCGCCGTCGCACTGACTTCAGAGTCAATGGAGTAAATGATGCCAGAGAAGGATGGGCCTGGGTTTCGCTTTGCATCCGCATAGCCGTAGATATCGGCATGCGCCTTGAAATACTCGATGTCCATGCTCGTCAGATTGTCGATAACCGTCTGGTTGCCGGGACCGACATCATGGGTAGTCATGGTGCGCTCCGGGAAGCGCAGATAGATCCTGTGGTTTTGGCTCGAAGCGTTCGCCAGAAAAAGTTTCATGGTGGGTCTCTCAAGTAGTTTTCAGGAAATGCCGGGGCGAAGTACCCCGGCATTATACCCAGACCTTAGAACGCCGCCGAAAGAATCGTGGCGCCCTGGCCGCGCAGGCACCAGCCAGGAGTGGAGCGGATGGTGTAGATGGTGGTGGTGCCACCGTCCGGCGTTGGGCTGACGACTTCCATCGGTGCCGCCATGTCGCACAGCATGGTGTTGACCGCCTGCTGGTTTGGCGTCAGGGTCGCGAAGATGTTGGTGTCGAACGCGATTTGAGCCGGGTTGATGCGCAGCTCCGGCACCGCGATGACGATGGCGTCAGTGCCGCCGGCGCCTTGCCCGATCAGGGTATCGTCGACGGAGAAGATCACCTCGTCGCCGCCGGCACGCATGGTGACATCCTTGATCGCTTCAGTGATGGTCGCGGAGCCCGCGCCGGTACGCTGGTAGCTGGTCAGCTGGACGATGCCGCCATAGCTCAGCTTCGAAATGAAGCGTTGCGGGGCGAGGATGGTGAAGCGCAGAGGCACGCCGATCATCATCATGCCGCTTTTGATGATGGCAATCTCGTTGAGCAGGAACTGGAACAGCTCACCGTTATCGTAGGCGTTGTAACCGGTGGTAGCGTGGCTATCAGGCGGCAGGTTGTGACGATTGGAGTTCGGCGAGTTCAGCAGGCCTTCGTTGTTCGAGGCGTCGAAACCGTACAAGAGCAGGTTACGCATGGTCTGGGCAATGCCCTGGTGCGCGGACAGTCGGTTAGCGTCAACCAGAGAATAGCCGGAGTTGCGCGCGGCATCTTCGTCGAACAGCTGATACTGCGAGCGGCAGGCCACTCGGTAGGTTTTCATTTGGTCGTAACTCGGCACGATCGAGGCCGAAGGCAGACGGCTCCACATCGACTGGCCGACCTGGGCCTGGGTGCTGACACGCAGGCTGCGCTGATAGGCCACGAGATCCGTAGTCCCCAGACGGACATCGGGTTTGCGCTCCGGGAGCAAGTCCCAGGCCCCGGTCTTCTGCGTGTACTGCATAAGGATGTTGGGCTGCATGTACGACGGATCGACACGCACCATCCCGAAAGAAACGTTGCTCATTTGAAGCCCCCTTAAACGATAAACACACCGATTGGCATGCCGTAGGCCCATTGGATCTGGGAGGAAACCACGGTGATCGTGGTGCCGTTGGTGTCGACATCGGCAAGCGTGATCGGGATCGCAGCGCTGCTGTCGGACGGCTCGACCGAGGTGACCAGGTTGTTTACCGAATCCCAGTACCAAACCTGCGGCAAGGTTCCGGCGTTGACGTATGCGACAACATCTGCCGCCAGCGGCAATGGGATACGAGCCCCCGAACCGGAACGGTAGAAATGCACGGCCTCGCCACCGCTCCACGATGGAACCGGATTACCCGGGGTGATGATGCCATTGTAGTTGCGGTTCGACACGCACCAGGCGTTGATGTGGTTGACGACCAGTGGCTTTACGACCGAGCCGCCATAGGTGTTTTGATTGCCGCGAACCGCCGCGCCGACGGTGAGCGGCTGGCCGGCATGGATCTGGGTAGTCACGGCAGTGGAAACGATGCCAGATTCCAGCAGGAGCTGGAGCGCCGGGTCATCCTGAGCGTCACCCTGGACATAACCCTGCGAGGAAACGTTGAAACTTGGGCTATCGCCATACGTTTTGAACGGATTGAAACTGATCATGAGGCGCTCCCTTAGCGAGTGGTATCACGACGGCCAGCATACTGCTGGGCTTCGATTTGGAATGGCGCCAGGAAGGCGCCGATGTCGCCTACGAAGCGGGTGGTTTCACGCCCTGCCGAGTCGCGCCCCTTGATCGGACGCAGAGAGCCCACAGGAACGTCAGAGCCGGAGTTGACGAAGGTTGCGGCATCGGCATAGACCTGGCGCTCGGCGATACCCAGCAGCACGTCATCGGTGATAGCGTCGATGTTCACGCCCTTATAGGCGTCGGAGTAGGCTTGGAGGCCTTTGATCATGCGCTTGCGGTAGGCCTGCACGGTTTCGCCGGACATCGGCGGCCGGGCGCGTTTGCCGAAGGAAGAATAGGCGGAGTCGGCCTTTGCCTGGGCTTCGCTTTTTTCTTCGTCGGCCTTGGCGACTTCCATGGCGTCCTTGTCGTCTTCTTCGCGGGTTTTGCGAGAAGCTTCGTCGGCATCGGCTTTCGCTTTTTCATCAGCGTCAGCTTTCGCCTTCTCTTCTTCCTTGCGCTTCTCGTCGGAGTCGGCCTTGGCTTTCTCCTCCTTTTCTTTCTTTTCCTTTTCCTCGGCATCGCAACGCGCGGCGTCGGCCTTGGCCTTTTCTTCTTCCTTGCGATCCTCGTCCGCCTTTTTATCGGCGGCGTCGGCGCGCGCCTCGAATGCGGAAAGACGCTTGTTGATCGGCGCCATGGCATCAGCCAGCGCGCCAGCGAGTGCAGCCTTCAGTTCTTCGGGGGTCATGTCACTTTCACCTGTGTTGGATATGTCAATGCCTTCGGGTACTGAGTTCTTATCCCATACGCCGTTGGTTCCATGCTCTTTTGTCACCAGAGCAATATGGTCAATCAGAAACGGCTTTCCTTCAAGGAGCACCGCTTCGTCAGTCCCTTCTGGGTTGATGAGGATATTCCCCGAATCTTCTCCGAAAATCACGGTAGGACTGGTGGACACTTCCCCCTTTCGAATCTCATCTACAATATCATCGCTGTATACCCGACATACACCCCACGCCTCATCATTTTTAAGGTATGGCAGCATAACACTACCCACGATTCGATCTTTGAACTCGATATCGTTGAGTATTAGTTCGTCTGGGTGATTAACGATCAGTGACAGGCCGTTGCAACGCGCCAGAAATTCATCGTTGAGATAGTTGTCTGGGTTGCGCCAAACATGCTCTCCGATACTGCTCCGGTAGGCCATGCCGGTGCCCGTGATGCGCAGATTGACCAGCCACATATTGTGGAACTTAAACGGAGAATCGAGCGACCCGTCGCGGATTCTGCGCGCAACATCAAGCTCGGTTAAGCTCATTTTTCCCTTTCTCCGTTAGATATTCGTCTGGTAGGTCGCGCGGGGAATAAACCGGGAGTGCCTTACATCTGCAAAATGGTTCTTCGGCAGCGGCCGTAATTTCGTCATAGTAGCCGTTTGCGGGCTTTATGAGTCCTTTTTCAAGAGCCCACGAGTCGCGCAGCAGGTAAATGCGTTCGTCACGCTCTTTGTGCTTAGGTCGATAGTCATAATCAGGCTGGCGCCAATCTGAGTGCCACCTCAATGCAATGGCACCCGTCTGAACGGCATGGATGTATCGGATGTTGGAAGCGAGTTTATGGCCCTGATCGATCGCTACCCGGCGGCGCTCAAATGCTTCCTGGACGATATCCTTCTTGATTGCGGCTTTCTGCTCGACCTTGTCGATGACGAAGGTGCCATCCGGCGGAACAGAAGAGACCCAGCCGGTAAAGCGCTGGATCGTCTTGTCGATCGCCTGTTCGCGATTGATCTTGATCAGGTTGGCGCTGATGAATATTCGGCGGTCCAACTCGGCGCGAAGGCTCGGCTTGATCTTTTCCAGTCCGAACGCCTTGGGCTTGCCGATTTCCTTATTGACGCCCCCATCGACTACGAGACGCCGATAGATTTGGGTCAGGTGGGCGCGGGCCAGGTCTTTGTCATTGGTCTTGCGCTCAGCAGCGATGCGCAACTTCCCGCACCAGGCGTTCAGGCTCTTCTCGGAATCCCATCCGTTTTCGCAGTAGTAATTGACAGCGTCCGTCAGAACCTCGTGGAAGCTCTTGATACGACGTGTGGGCACCTTACTCACCTGAATCAGCCTCTGGCATGCCTTGCGGCTCAGCGGGCGGCTCATAGGCGGCCAGGGCGTCGAAATCAATCAACAGAGGCGTGTTCTTGATGGATTCCAGGCTATTGGCAATGTCGGCCATCCACTGCACGGCGATGGCGTAGTTCTCGGGGTCGATGCGCGCAGTAATGGCCGTGAAGAGCTTGGTCACCTGATCGATGACCTTCGCCTCACCTTCCTGCTTGTCCTTCTTGGGCTCTTCAAGGAGCGGCGGCCAGGTGGACACGAAGTCACGCTGCCAGACATAGAACATCTCCTTGTACGAGCGCCCGGCGATGTACTCAGGATATTCAGCCGCCATCACTTCATAAAACGACTCATCCCAGGCGACGTGCTGGACGATGTTTTCGAAGAATTCGATGGTCGAGTCAATGGTCTGGCGAACGCCGTCGATGTACTGAGCAACGCTCTTGGCGTCCTCGGTGCCATCGGAGAACCCGAGCGCGAACGCCTCGTCCTTGATCAGGTTTGCGGGGATGTCACTGCCGGCCGCGATATCCGCGATGATGTTCTCGCGGGCGCCCTTAAGAGCATCGTCAACGTTCTGCAGGTTCAGTGACTCAACTGCATCTTGTTGTCCGATCGTCATGACGTTGCCAGTGATGGCTGATTTCGTCATTTCTCTCTTTCGCCTGCTCGCAAACCCCATCAGTCCGCTAACGGTAGATGAGTTCTGCACCTGCTTGATGATCAACAGACCGGCCTTCTCGGCCACCATGTCGTTGACAGGCATCGTCTTCAGATAGGACTGCATTGGGTACAGGACGCGCTGAAACACGCTGCGCCCGGTATAGCCGAACGTCGAGTTCTGGAAGCTCAGGTAAATCGGCGACCCGTTGAAGAGGCGCAATGTTCGCGATGGATCCCACGCAACCCCCTGGATGGTGGTGACCTTCTTCGGCGCCTGGAATTCTGGCGAGTTCGGGTCTTGGTTCGCGATCATTGAACCGGCCGTATTGAGCGGGTCGAAGACGTTGATGTAGAGATCGGATTCTTGCAGCTTCCAGAGATCAAGAGGCTGGTCAGTCTTGCTCTTCAGATCGCCAATACCGATTGCCGCAGCACCGTAGCAGCGGACAGTGTAGTGGAGGTTCTTGATCTTTTGAGTGATCTCCAGGCGGGTCCAGGCGTCCTCAAAATGGGTGATGATGCGATTACCTGGATCATCCTCAAGTACACACTGACGGCGCTTGAAGAGAGCGAGGTTGACCGGCTTCTCAACGAGTTTGCCGCCCAGCGGGTGATACTCCCAAAGCGCCTTACACAGCTCATAGCTGGCATTGTCCCCGGCCTGGATCTTCTGACCCCCGAGCATTTCCAGCATGTCAGAATTGAGAACTATCTCGGCCATCAGAGTACTCTCTCGTCCCCAAATGCAAGTAGTAGACCATATAAATAGCAATCAAGTAAGTCGTCGGCCCGTTTATGGGCTGCTTTGTCGGCAAGGTGGAAGGCGCCGACTTGTTTGATCAGATGGTTTGCGGATTTCTGTTTGAACTGGACGACCTTGTCGTAGGCATATCGGGTGATCTTGCATTTGCCCAGGTAGTGCGGGCTGGAGCCAAGAACGGCGCGCTCGTCCTTACCCTTTGCCGTCAGGATGGAACTGATCGGGTGTGTCTGCCATCCCTGTGTCTGAGCCTTCTGCAACAGGATCGCGCCCATCTGCGCGTCCTCGATGTACAGACCCTGACTGCCATGCCGCGCGCCGCACTGACGAGAAAGATCCTCCAATCTGGCGAAGACCCCAGGCATCGACACCTCAACCAGGGCGGCGTCGATCTGCCAGACATCCCAGTCCAATATCGTCAGCCGGGGCTCGTGATAGGTCTCTTCGTAGGCGAAATAGATGATCCCAGTACCGTCATGCTCTGTGCCGCCCTTGAGCGCGGTGTCCATGACTGCAAATACCGTGTCGCAATGCGTGGGCGGCTCAATAGGTAGCCCATCAACCAGCAGCTTCTCAAGGTCCAGTAGGGCGTTTTCTGACCAATCCACGAACTCGGCCAGGAACTCTTGCCTGAATACGCGCGGATCGCAGCTCAGGCGCTCCTTCTCCAGCTCCTCTGGCGGCACATAGGGATTACTGGAGGTCGGCGCGTAGTGCTCAAGGAAGCCCATCTTCTTGTCGTTGCACAGCGCATAGAAGAAATTGTCGTCGTCAATTCCGTCCGGTGTTGAGAAGACCCAGGCCGATCCTCCCGTAGTGAGCAAAGTCGGCTTGATGGACTTCGGCCATACCTCTTGCAGCATCTCGCGAACTTTGGTGAAGGCAGCCTCGTCACACAGCACCAGGTTGTACTCTCGGCCCCGGCCGGCGAGCTTGTTGTCGTTCGTCACCCAGAAGTCGATCTTCCCGCCGTTCTTCAGCAGGATTCGCTTCTCGCTACGTGATTTGGTCTTGATCAGCGGCTCAAGCAGCTCTACCAGCTTGTCGAAGATCTCTTGGTACTGGCGGTACTCCGCAGTGAAGATACCAACCCGGCCACCACTCATGCGCGCCAGGCCAGGCAGCGGGAAGCTGTGTAGCGCGCAAGATGACGCCATCGTGGAGAGCATGAAAGTCTTGCCCCAGCGCCGGCCACACCTGACGACGTTGTACCGGACCTTCATACCTTTTCGGTAAATGGCAATCTGGCCTTCGTGGAGGGCCGGCAGGTGGATTTCGGGCATCAGCCAGCCTCGGGCATTGGCAGCATGTTGTGAACCACCAGAGGATCGGTTCCGTTTTCGCCATTCCGAATTGCTTCGACTTCTTCAATGACTTTTTCGGTGGAGGCAATCCGGTATTCGATATCGGCCTGTATTTTTCTAGGAATCATGCGATCCCCGTTCAGGTATGAGATTGTTTTCTCAAGCGACTCCATGCGGACAGCATTCATGTTCATCGTCTTGGTGACCGTAGCAATCGCCTCCTCGAGCGCGGCGATCTCTTCTGCCGAGGCATCGTCTGTTTTCGAGCGATATTTACCAATGGAGTCAGCGGCCATCAAGTTGGCCACCCTCAGCCTATGCAGTTCGTCATAGAGCGTCATTGACTTGGCATCTTCTACCAGGTCGTCAGGGATGAGCATACGCCTGGAGTAGATGCTTCCGCCGATTACCTCTGGCATCGAAACCTGATATCGGGGGATCGACTGCTCTGACACTTCTTTGGTGCCTACCTTTTTGCGCGGCCTTGGTGGCTCTTGCGGAGGCGGCTCATTCTCAGCGCGAGCAATTTCTTCCTCGTCTGGGATATGGATATGGCGCTTGGCAGTTTCGTACCTCAAGCCATTGAGTTCGCACCAGGCCTTCGGTGGAGTTTGGTACTTTCCGTACTCGCGCGCGTATTGCCTTTGGAGGGATGCCCAATCTTTTTTAGCCATGGGGTTCCCCTTCAAATCGGCTTAGTCATTGATCTTATGGTGCCATAGGGGAGGGGCTGCGAATAGTGCGAAGGTTTTGCGAAAAGATTTGCGAAGTGCGAATTGCGTTTTTTATTGATACCGCGCCACGAAACTGTAGATTCAATTTCGTGGCGCGAGAAGGTCAGGCCAGGGCTTTGAGGAACTTGATCGCGGCCCGGACTTCCTTGAGCGTGGTCAGCCCCATCTTCTCGATGAAGGCTTCCAGTTTTTCCAGATCGGTCTGGGTGGCCAGCTTGTGTGCTTTTGCATCGACGTCGTCATAGTCGATAGTGCCCGATACCACAACAGAGTCGACTGGAGCCGATGCCGTTGCAGTGATGGTCATATCTGCAGCTGGCTGTGTGGAAGGAGCCAGCGGATTGGCAGCTACTGTGGTTGTGACCGTGTCTTCGACCTGCGCCGCGGGAGCGTCTGCGGTAACTGTGAAGTCGATCAGCACCACTGCATCCGACGCCGACGGGTTCGCCACGGAAACGGCAGAAATGGTCGCCACGCCGGCAGCAACTGCGGTGACAACGCCCAGGGAATCGACGGTCAGGATGCTGGTGTCGCTGGAGGTGTAGTTTGCCGGCTCACCGGAAGTAAGCTGCGCAGTAGTGCCAGCGATCAGCGCCAGGGATGATGCAGTAACATTCATGGGTTTTGCCTCTTTGCAGAATAGCCCGGAAAACCAGGCATGGATGGATTTCAGGATGTTCATTTGCCGTCCTCTCCTGAGGGGGCAGGGTCTTGCTTGATGATGCGAGAGACCGCGATAGCCATCATCAGGAACATGTTGACGCTGGCCCAGGTAGCGGGAGGGAGCGAGCCATTGAACGCGGTCCAGGCGCCACCAGCAGCGTTGAGAACGCCACCGATGAGAGCCCAGCGAATAGACCAGAGCTTGTGACACTGGGTCGCGTTATCGATCAAGTTCATTATTTCCTGGTCTCCGCGCTATGGACGATGCTTTTCAGGTTATCCGAAAATCCAGTGCTTTGGATGTCCAGGCGCTGGGTGGTGCTGCGCAATGAGTCGATGATTCTTTCGTTTACGTCCAGCCGGCGCTCGATCATCTCCACTCGCTGAGTGGTCAGGGCCTGGCTGGTTTGAAATCCGTTCAGCGTGGTCTGGAGCGTGGATACCGCATTGATCAACCAGGCGAAGGATCCAGTGGCCGCAGCGGCCAGGATGATCTGCAGGACAGGCACAACAAGCTTGAAGGTCGTACTGTCGGCTATCCTGGTTGCATCATTCATGGGCACTACCGAATAATTTATGGAGAGTGCGAATGCGCAATTCGCAGATAGATTCTGGCAGAACTGCGAAGTGAATGAAACAATTTGACGCCAAATGGCCAGTACTTTCATCTGGTCGTAAAAAAGCCCGAGGTTTTTAGGCTCGGGCTCCGACCGGGAAACTCCCAGTCCTCTGATGCAGATGTCCGGTGCTGATCTCCGGCGTTGGTAGTGCTGGGGATCAAACCCAGTGCCTCCTGAAACTGCCCCTACCCGGACAAGACGGTCTTGCGACCCGATGCGGACTTGAACCCTGCATCTCGACTTCGCGTGACTGGCGCATCAGCCTGCGCATTCATCTGCATCGATTGACGTCATCAGCTTTCGGTCGCCTTGAGGTCCACTACACGCCAATGGCGTCAATCGATAAAGACGATTCCCGCATCATGCGGGCACTTGTTTTGCGCTGGTTGAACTGTTGCACGCATCTTGTACTCGCTTGCGGCGTTCCTGCGCTTTCTGGTGCCATCACAAGGAATCGAACCCTGGACATCCTGATTACAAGTCAGGCGCTCTACCAACTGAGCTACAACGGCAAGGTCAAAGCATAGCCTTGAGCTGGCGCAATTTCAAACGGTATTCGGCGGTGATCGCCTTCAGCTCTTCGACGGTGTATCGCTTGGGTTCATGCGGACCTTCCAGCCATTCGACCTTTTCGATGCCGATGCGCTTTATCAGCTCTGCGCGATATGGCCCGAGATTCCCGGACTTAGCCATGTTGCAGTTGCGATTACATTGCAAATGCACATTAAGTGGCTCATAACGGAGCGCCGGATTGCTTCCAGAAGGCTTGAAATGTCCGGCTGCATATTGAACATCTGCCGTAGTTCCGCACGATATGCATGGAAGGCCTGCGTCCCTTGCGCGCACCCAGGCATTGAAGGCAGTCTGCGCCTCACGCATATACTGACCTTTCGTCTTGACGCGCTCCTTAGCCTCCCGAGACGCTTTGCGCTCTACCTGAGCCAGCGACCTGCACGCCTTCTCATGGTTCACATCCTTGATCGCCAGACCACACTTTGGACTGCACACGGACTGACCCAGGCGCTGCGGCGGGAAGCTGGCGCCACAGGCCGGGTTCTTGCAAAGCTTGTTCTTTGGTTGCTTGGCTGTCAGAGACATGATCCAACTCCGCTGCTTTTTCTCCACATTCCGGAAACCCATTCGACTCCTTTTGGAGTGAAGCGTGAAGAGGTGAATGCATGATCGTTGTGTGCCGCGTTACCGGTCTTGACCTCAAATCGGCCGGCGTCGATGTGGTTTTGGTAGGCAGTTCATTCGCCGGCCAGCCGATACATCACGGCATTGACGCGCAGGAACTCGCGGAACTCTCTTTCGTTGGCGCCAAGAAGCTTGCAGACCTGGCGGAAGGTCATCGACCCGGATGCTTCGACGTATTGATCGACGAACTCGACCTTTGGAGCGGCGATAGCCAGTTGCTGGGCTTGTTGTTCGATCTGCTCTTGCTGGTCGGCGGCCAGACGGAGAGCGTCTGCGAATGATTTTGGCAGCGCAGCAGGATTTCCGTTTTCCAATTCTTGCCAGCGGTCAACGAGAGCTGCTGTGAACTCAGGGGAAAGTTGAGCTACCACAATGAAGCTGTCCCGCTTGCAGACCTGGAACACGGCAACGCTCTGGCCAAGGTGATTTTTAACTTCCCCCAGTGGGGGGAGTTGAATAGTGCCCCGCTCTGAAAGTCGCTCAATCGACTGCTTTACCTTGTCATGCCTCGACCCAACCAGTTCGGCGATCTGCTGGCTACTCATCGTGATTGAGCTGCTGGTTGCGATGTTCATTGCATCAGCTCCCGTGGCACGCTTACGGTATCGCCGAGGACAGATGCGACGATTGCGCGGCAGGCGGCTACCAGATGGGTTCTGGCGTGCGCGGCCGTACCACAGGAAGGAATCTCGGCCCGTAGCGCAAGGTCGGTGACCCACTCAAATTCGATGGCGTACTTCTCGATCAGCGGTCCGCCCTGACTCCAGTCGGTGGATGGCCGCCAAAATTGGGGGAATCCATCATAGTCCCGAAGTACTTCGCCATGGTATATCCGCAAGGAAATACCTTCATCCTGTGCG